CCAGTTTGGTGGTATGCGGGTGATGTTAAGATTTCTAATTTACCCATAAGAATATTACCATCCCACCAAGTCTCTAAAACTCTGTGAGAACTTCTTTCCAAATCTACTAATGATGATTCTGGGTGATTTAGTTCTGATAAAGCACTACCTTTCTCTATTAATTTCTGATAGTTTTCTACTTCTCTTTTTAATATGTTTTCTGGATAAACTCTTCCGTTTCTATTCTCTACACCACTTTTTTGTAGTATAGCATGGAAAATTATGGGTCCTTCTTGGATGGACCTATCTGTCATTTCTTTAATAACTTTTTTGTTATTAGTGTTAGTGGGTGATACGTGACCAGCGTCATATTCTATTAAAATACCCGTACCTACCTTTCCTGGTTTCAATATTTCCATTATTACTTTTAACTATAAATACTTTAGTAATAATAAAATACATCATTTACTTTTTTGTTCTATAAAAATTAAAATATGTGGATGTGTTAAAACTATTGTTAATTATGTTAGTTAAAATGTTTTCAACGACTAATTTTACATTATCAGATTTTATGGGTTCTTCATTTTTAAGGAATAAAGTTATTTCACAACTCATATAACTCCTTTTATTTTCACGTATACCACTAGTTCTAATATCTAAGTCTACAATTTGTTTTTTTTCTAAAAATAAATTATTTAAATTTGTAGAATTTATATTTGATTGTATATTTCGTTTTAACCCACTAACAGCTCTATCCCAATTGTCACACTCCTTTATAGGAGAAAACCATGAAGAGATGTTGATGTATATTGATTTAGGGTTTTTGTAATCAACACTACCGTAGTAAGTGTTAAAATCTTTGTTTAAATTTAATTTAAATTGTTTTCCTGTTTTCATAAATAAAATGTTATTATATTTAAATATAACAGCATTTTATTCTACTGTCAAAATTAACTTTTTACTTATCAACATATTATTATTCAGTAAGTAATTGTTCATTTGAATTATCTTTTTTATTTGTAAAAACATTAGCAATCCTACCAACTTCAGCTATACCAAAACTACCTAATGTAATAATTAAAAAAGAATTATAAATAAATTCATTTATAATTAAATCTTTACCTAAACTTCCAGATACAATATCTGCGATAGCAAAAATAACCATAACAGCAAATGAAGAAAAACCTACAATAGTTTTTTCATTGATGTCGTTACTATCTTTAAAAATATTAATTACCCTATTCATAATAATTTATTTTATAATGTTTTATTAAGTTCTTTTATTTTGTAGTAAGAAACTTTATCTATAACTGTTTTTGAAATTTTTTCTTTAGTTTCATTTAATTTACCCAATAATTGAGAATCTTTAGTTTCTGATATTAAATTATCCAACTTAGTTGTTACTTCTTCAACCAAAGTTTTAAACTCATTTTTAAATTCTATATTGTTTTTACCTAATAATGATTTAAATTCAAGTTTATCATTTTCAGTTAAATTTTCATATTTTTTATTGAAATTTTTAGTAGATAAATTAATTAATAATGAATTTGGTATTTTAGCTTCAGATATTTTTTTTGTTTCTCTATTTTGTAATTTTTTTAAAATTAATTTTTTAGCCTCTATTCTTTTTTCAATACCTAAAACACTCTCATTAAACACTAACGTATCAATACTTTCATATAATTTATTAGTTGAGTCACCGATAAAATTTTTATATTTAGATATAGATTCGTTAATATTTTTTAAATTAACCTTATTCTTTTTGGATTTTAAAGTTTTGATTGATTCATTAAGATATTCTTCCGCATCTTTAATATCACTAAAAGCTTTATTCTCTATTTGAGAGTAAAGTACGAAAAATTCTCTGTTAGTTGGGTTATCCTTTAAACTTTCCATAAGAGTGTGGAAAGCATTCTTAAATTTAGGTTTCTGTGAAAAAGTATTAATTAAAATACTATCTATTTTATTTTTAGTTTTACCGAACATATTATTGTATTTAACAATAAATATCTATTCATTTAATAAACTATCTAACTTTTCACTAACTTCATCTAATTTATCTTTACCTTTTGATAAATTTAATTCAAAATTATTATTATCAATAGTTTCTAATATTAAGGGTAATTTAGATTTACTGATAGAAGCTAAGTCTAACCCTGCACCAGCTTCACCAGTCTCAGGTGGTGTTTCTTCAACTCCAGTTTCTAAACCTGTATCTGCAGGAGATTCAATTTCACCACCTTCAGCTGCTTCTTCAGCTCCACCACCATCTGGTTCCATCTCCCCATATAATTTATCTATATTAGAAAATATACCAGTGTTCTTAATTATTGTAGCAGTTTGATTAAGTTCTTCACCAACAGCTTTTTCTATACGTTGTTGTTGTAAATCTAATTTAATTTCTTCATCTGAGAAACCAAGTATGTGTTTTTTACCCCAAGTTGCAGACACAGCTTGGATACCAGAACCTGGGTCCGTAACAGCATCTTTATAAAGTGTGATTTTTTCTTTCCACTGTTCTATTTTTAATAGTTCAGACTGTGTAGATGGGTTAGTTAATCCTAGTGTGAAGTTACCCAACTCATCTTCAAATCCTAACATATACAAATGTATAATCGCTATTTTATTTAATTCTTGAATAATTGATTTTTGTATTCTATTAATACTTCTAGCAAATCTAATATCTTGAATAGCTAAATTCTTACCTTCACCAACTACATCCTCAAATCCTAAAAAAGCTTTTGGTATTCTTAGAGCTGCTAATAATTTTTTCTGAATATATTCAATATCAGCAATTTCAGCTAAGTTTTGTGCTCCAGGTAATGTTTCTATTGGATTAGGTGCAGCTAAATCCCTAACCGGTATAAAGAAGTCTTGGTCAACCGCCATTTGGTTATAACGTAAATCAACATTACCAGTATCTCTATCAACTATTGGGTCTCTTTTAAATTTATTAGCTACACGTTGTACATAAGCTTCAACATCTTGGTCTTCCATATTACCAACATAAACTTTAAAAACTCTACGTTCTGGAGCTCTAGAAGTTCTATAGATTAGCATCGCGTCTTCAGCTAATAAAAGTTGTTTCCAAATCCTTCTAGATTTTTCTAACATAGAAGTACCATAAGGTAATCTTCTATCATCAGCTAATAATCTGAAATGAGCAACTTCCCATGTATTGAACTCCATATTTTTATTTTTCCAAATAAACTTAACTTCACGTTCTTCCTTATCTCCAGTTCTTGTTTCAAACGTATTCATTCCTTTCTCAATACGCTCTATTTCTATATTAGGTAATTGACTAGCACCAACAATACCCCTTTCTGGGTCTATTTTAAGGTAAACAAAATTATCACCATATTTACATGTGTTCCTAACCCACATAGGTAAATTTGATTCTAAATCTAACACATTATTGAATAAATCACCAAGTATAGATTTTATTCTTTTAGATTCAGAATAAATGTTTAACATATAACCTCTTTCTGAAATTGTGCACGCTTCTTCTGAAATAATATCCAAAGCTGCTGATATTTCAGGTGTAAATTCCATAGATTCATAATCATAATATGAAGCCAATCTAGTAGGTTCATAATAAACTGCTTGTGAATAAAGTTGGGATTCTATTTTTTGCCATTGGTTGGCCAAATATTGACCTTGTTGTAATTCTAATTTAGTTCTTTCGTAATCAACCTTAGAAGTTGTTTTTAATATATCTTTTTTATCAAAGTTATATGACCTTTTAGGTGACTGAGGCCCCTCAGCACCAAAAAGATTGTTTAATCTTTGAAATATCGTCATTCTATTTTGTTCTGCCATAACTATATAATTTTACAACATTTTTTTTTCTAGTAAACCTTTAAACAACATAATCACAATCAACATATGCAGCCTCTGTAGGTACCCCTTTATTTTCTTTACACCCACCACCATAAACATAAGTAACACAATTGTCTACAGTAACACCATCACAAGTTTGACAGCAAATAACATCTTCTGGTTCTTTAGGTGCTAGATTACTGTTTTTGGTCATAAATTCAGTAGGTGTAGGTTTCCATGAATATACTGTAGTACCTAAAACTTGTCTTAGTAGTCTACCACTTTTGTATCTACCACCAAAACCAAATCCACTTTTTTTTATTATTGCCATTTTACTAAATTATTTTAATCCTGTATACATCCATAAATAGTCTTTAGGGTCATTAGAAGATGGTGGAAGTGGATTACTAGATGCTCTACTTGGTTTAAAAACAGGTTGACCTTGATTCGGTCTAAATTTTCTTTCATCACTTATCCACGCATCTAACATCGCTTTAGCTTGTTCCACATTCTTTTTTAATTGTGTAAATGAATTTTGTGCTACATAAAGTGCCATACCTAAAGACATAATTAAATCATCATGATGTCCTTTCATATGGTCTGGTCTACCATTTATATAAACAAAAGTTTTTAATTCATTAACCAATCTTTGTGACCTAATTTTAAATCCAGTTCTTAATTGTTCTTCTAAAGCTTGTACTATTTGAGCTCTTTTACTATTAAAGTTTATACCTGGTGTTTTAGTATCTGGATTGAATTTCCACATTTCTTCAGCTTTAACACCATCATAATAAAAATCTTTATAACCTAATTCTAACATTTTTCTAGATGTAGCTACTCCCATACCACCAGTAATATCAATAACCACAAAACAACTATACTTTTTAGCCCATTTATTAGCTAAATCCGCAACAATATCTGGTGGTATCTTACCCAAATATTCTACAACTTGTTCTCTTTCATCAAAATCTATAATGATAAAACCACTAGAATCTTCACTATCACCCCTAGAAACATCTATACCCATAATATATTTGTGACCAGGTACTGGTTCTTTCCAAACCCATAAACCATTACCAACCCACTTTTCTATTGGTTCACAAATATGTTCTTGTATTTGTTCCATAGTTGTACTATTGATAACGTTGTCACCCGAACCTAAGAACGCACACTCTAACTCTTGTGATATCTTTCGTCTATCAAACTTTAATTTTTTACACATAGACTCAAACCAACTAGAAAAAGGTTTATAACCCATGTCTAAATAAGTTTGATATTCATCTTGTTTTAAATTATATGTTATATCTTCTTCTTTATACTCATCTCTATTTAATAAGAAATGTACAATATCTTTAGTTTTAACCCAACCCAAATCTTTTGTAAATCTAGGGTCATGATACCAACTAAGATAACTTATTTTAAAATTATTTAATCCTCTAATAGATTGGTCAAATACTTCATAATAAATTTGGTCAAACCCATTTGGTGTAGATATTACTATTACTTTACCACCTGTAGCCAAAGATGCCATACAAGCAGCCCATAAATCACCACCAGATTCTATATATGCAGCTTCATCAAAAACTAATATAGTGGGAGTGTAACCCCTAAGAGCATCTACTGAAGTAGCGACTGCTTTAACTTCAGAACCATTATTTAATTTATAATGTTTTTGTGAATTTTTATCTTTATCAAAACCAACATTAATCCAATCAGGCCATTGTCTTAAAAAACCTTTAATTTTATTTGCCATTTCTGTAGCTGTATCTAACTTATTTGCTAGAATCAAAATCTTTTCTGGAGATTCTTTTGAGGCAAATTGTAGTTTTTTTGATATCCATCCTGCTGTTGCTGTTGATACACCAGCTTGTCTGTATTTTAAAACTATGTTATCAGAGTAATTTTCAAAGTCCTCAATCATTTCCTTTTGTTCTGGAAATAACACAAAAGGAACATGTTTTTGTTGAGTATTGTCGTATGTTTGCAAATATGTTTTAAGTGCGTATGGTGTGTTACCATGGCACTTAACATATTCTTGTATGAGTTCTTGTTTAGTCATTCCCATACTTATAAATATTTAAAATGTATTTTACTAAGATTTTGATTGGTTTCTAAGGAATTCTAATTCACCTTTTGATAAAGATGACATACCACTTCTACCAATTTTATCTAATATATCGTCAATATTATATTCTTTACCACCATCATTTTTTGGTAAATCTAGAGTACCTAATACGTCACCACCATCATCATATATAGTGTCACCTTCATCATCATAATATTCATCCTCATAAGATTCTTCATTTAGTTGAGCTATGATATCATTAACCATCCTTTCTAATTCTTCTTTCCCTTCTTCTCCACCACTTAGAATTTTTTTAGCTAATCTAAACATGTCTTTAGCATCCATACTAGCAAACTCACTAAATAAATAATTTTGAATTTCTCTTTTATCGTCTTGTAATAATTCATGTGGATATGACTCTCTAAATTTTTCCCAAATAACTGGACCTAATCTTAAATCCCAAACTTCAGCAACTAAAGTATCTTCAGAATCCATAACTCTTTGAGCTTTATTTGGGTCGTCTGGTAATCCCTGAGTTGCCAATACCTCCATAACACCTTTAACTAACTCGTGAACTAATACTGGGAAAGTTATACCTCTAGCAATAACAGTTGGTGGGTCAGTGTCTGGGTCAACTTCTTCTTTACCAGCCATACTACTTCCACTCTGTGCCATCATCATTGTTGTTTGGTCTGGC